AGCAATGGCTCGGGCGACGTTATGACCCCACCTCGACGGCGCAAGGAGTTTAGAACTGAGTTTAAGAGCTTTGTCGAATGTATTACCGCCTGCGGGGAGCTCGTTAAAGATATCTCCATACATCTCTCCTATGTTCTTTTTGTTGAGTAGCGCGCCTGCTTCTTCGGCACGGACGAACCCCTCTGAAGTTAGACCTCGGGTTGCTCCTTTAATAAAGTTTTTGATGCCCAGGACTGGGAGGGTTGTAGTTGCTGCTTGAAAGACATCCCTAACAAAGATGGCAGGCCTCGCTCCCAACGCCCCAACATAAGACATCGTTATTAGTTTGTTGAAGATTGAACCAGGGTAGTTTACCTCCTCAGGTAGTTTGAACTCTTCAGGAAGATAAGGGTTAATCTTCTTAAACTGTTCTCCTATCGTCCTTCCAAAATCAGCTGACATCCGAGTTATCACTTGTTGAGTGACGTCCGGGATACCTCGTACGTAGTTGACGTAATTATTCAACGGCCAGCGGTTTGTACCGAGGATGTATTTACCTTCTCCATCCTTTAAATCCACTACCTTCTTCAACTCATTTATGGCTTCCCCGGTGAATTTCTTCTCGAACCCTTCTCTAATAAGGAAGTTAAAGAACCTTCCGAGATGTGCGTCCTTAGGATCCAAAGTCCCTTCCGCAATAGCGCGGTGGAAGAACGACATGTCTGAAGGCAGTTTTGCTCCTCTTCCGTACACGAAATCGGGATTGAAATTGAATCCACGGAGACGGGGGAGCTGATCTCTAAGGTAATTGAAAGCTGGAATGTGTGTATCATTTTGGAAGTTTTTCAACCACTCCTCGGCTCGCGAGAGATTTTGTAGGTCTTTACTATCGAGCTGTAGTTTATCGGCCATTCCTGTCCAGTGTTCTTTGGTGGTGGTTAAAGCGTCCATGTAGGAGTATAGCTTCTTCGGGTTTCCTTTTAGGAAGTCAGCCGCGAGCTCTTTCTGGTTTGTCAACCAATCATCTCCAGCTTTCAATGCATCATCAACAGCTTTCACTTTCTCGTAGATGGGTAACCTCTGCCCCGTCTTCCCAAACGCATCGTTCAACTTTGTATCCAAATCGGCAACCCAAGGGAGCATCGGTCGGAACGCCCCCTCCATCGCTTTCCACCCCACCCACTTTTGATCCTGCCCCACGGAGTGTTCGGGCATAGGCATGTTTTCAGTGGGGCCTAACCCCCTAGGATTCATCTCTCCTCTCAAACCCCTCATCTCCGCCCAGATGGAGGCGGAAGGAGCGAAGTCTTGGCCGGAGGCGAGATCTTCTATGTGGTCAACCAGACTACCGAAGTTCTTTGAGGTTTGAAACTTCCCTTCAGCATTAACGTACTTCCAAGTTTGCTCTTCAGGGGAGTAGAAAGCTAACCCATCTGTTTCCCTACCCAGCCGAACGAGTTCAGCTATACGATCAGATGAGGCCTTAACCATAACGTGGTCTAACGCACGTTTCGCTTGACGAATGGGAACTGTATCGGCTTCTAACGCAGCTCTCTTCAATGCTTTACCGCTAAAGTCCTCAACCATCCTTAACACGTTACCGATTGAGGTATCCCAGTAGGCTAACTTGGCGAGATAGTTAACATCCCCTGTCCGAACAGCTGTCGCCGCATGTACAAACGCCTCTTCAATCATTTGAGGGGTAGTTCCTTTAGAATAAGCAACATGTTGCATTAACTGTGCACCTATTTCTTGAGCAGTACCAATATTAGGAGAGATTTGCCATTTTTCTACCATCCCGAAGGGCTGTTTGGTTATGTTATACAACCTCGCGTGAAGGTTCTCATGCCACAGTAAAGTCTCATTCGGGGCTGTCGCGATGTGTAAAGGACGAGGGTCTAAAGGATCAACGTCAATCCCCAACGCTTTAACAATCCCTTCGTAGTAGGAAGTTTTTGGGAATACAGTCAACCCTGCAGAACCCGGATATCCTTCCTCCAACATCTCGGGATCCATCTGAACCCTTATCCGCTCAGGGTTTTCAGCTACCCTAACCCATTTAGGGCCAGCTTGAGTTATCACTAACGATCCACGTTCGGAGGGAGGGATGTGGTTATTGACTGAAGTGGGTTCGACTTCACCTTTTCTTGCTGCCTCTTGTAGAGCCGAAGACTCCTCAAGCGAAACCCCCGTTTGTGCGATCTTTTGGTTGATCTCCTCTTTGGCGGATTGAATGATTTCATAACCCTTTAGTTCCGACTGGAACGCTTCGAAATTCGGAGCAAACCCCAATTCCTCCATATCGACAGTGTAGGGGTCGTGACCGAGGTCTTGGAGTAACCTCTCCGCGGCAGTGTCAATACTGCCACCCTTCCCATACCCCTGCCCTGTCACGATGTTGTAGAGGCGCTGCATTTTGGAGGTTCGGGATTCCTCTACATCCAGAGTTGGAATCGTCTCCTGAGTTGGTGAGACATGATTTCCCAACGCTTTCTCAACCTCAATCTCTCCCACAGGTTTGGGCACAAGTTCTTTGGGTAGAAACTGTTCTGGGACTTTAATACCTCTGGGTAACCGTTTCTCAATATCCGAAACATACTCTTCCAACTGACCTGGGAAGTAATGGCCCATGGTTACTTCATTCATCAGGGAGTCCCAAGAACCGTTGGCCATCCGAATATCTGCAGGTTTCATTGCGCCTAGAGAGTAGAGCCACTTCTCGAATTCAGATTTATAAACCCCAGAAACCTTTGGTTGGATCTTCCACTCATCAGGAAGTAACTCGTTAGCTTTTTCTCCAACCAGTTCTTCCAGTTTATCTACCATTAGTCTTTTCGACTTCGTGGGTACTTGGGCATTCCAGATCTGCCGTATCTGGTTCGTCACATTCTGTTTAAAACTATCATCATTACTGCCCCAACGATCGACGACTTCTTTAATCTGGTCGCGAGAGGGTATGGTTTTCTTTGGCTGGGAAATAGCAATCTTATCTCCTCCTTGTGCCTCAACAGGATGGCCGCTTTGACGTAGATCCTCAGCAACCTGTTCAGCTTTTCCCGGCTCTGTCCCAACCACACGTGTAGTGTACCCCGACTCCTGCGCTTTATTCTGTAGCGCCAAAAACTCCTGCACCTTCCCTTGCCATCCTGGTTGGAAGTCAATACCGAGTACTTCCCCTCCCAGTTGTGTCCAAAACTGGGTTTTGTTTAACGCACCGGGAACGTCGTTAGAGAGGATTGATTCTTGGATAACTCGGCCGTCTTTTAGTTTAATCTGAACCTGTGCACCTCTCACATCATGTGTTTCACGAAGGAAGGAAGAACGTCCCTCTTGTGTGGCCAAATGTTGATCTTGTAAAATCTGATCTGCAATAACCCGATCGGCGTCAAGCGAAACCCCTTTTGAGGGGTCTAACGCGTTCTTTAACAGCTCTTCGGGATCCCCTTTAACCCCTTTGGAGATCAACCTCCCACCTAAGGACAAACCTCCATCCATCACTGCTCCTGTGAAGAAGCCTTTGAGAGCAGCTACACCTTTGTCTTTACCCTCGGCAGCACCAGCCTCATAGGCAGCGAAGGCTATACCGCCTCGTAACGCCCTATGAGCGATATTTGCACTTTTGGTTAATGCGAAGATATCTTCCACAGCACTCGCAGCCAAAGGTTCAGCTCCCTCCGTTCCCAACATCAAAGGCGCAGAGGCTCCTAACATTTCTCCAGGGAGTTGTTCGAAGGCGGGACTTTGACCCTCACGCTGTTGGATTGTGGCGATGTGATCTTGGATTTCTTTAAACCTGTTTGCTGTCTCGTGGTCAAACGGAGCATACAACCCATGCATTAGGGAAGCTTGAGCCTGGATAGGTTTTAGTTTGGCGAGGTTCTCGCCAGTCAGGAGATGAGGACGTTTTGTGTGTTCATCAAAGTACTTAAACGACGTTAGAAGATCATCATCTTTAGACAAATGCGGAGCGATGAAGTTGTCAAAATACAACTTCTTCATCTGTTGGTATGTCTCTTCAGGCATCATAGGGTCGAATTGAGCAGCTATCTCCGACCACGGTTTAGCCCCAGAGGGAGTAGAAGACTGTGCTACCAACCTCGAATCGGGATCCAACCCCATATGTTTAGAGAGGAAGGCGGCGTAAGCAATCGGATCTCCTTCAGCTGTCGCCTTTGGCTCTCCAGTCCCACCGAGATAAGCATGCATGTGTTGAGTTAAGGTATAGTCAGGATGACGCTCTAAATTCCTCTGTAACTGCTCCTTTAACGCTTTCATCCCCAACTCTTTATTCTCAAACACTGCAAACCCGTCTTTGTCGTATCCCGTAGCGCCAAACTGTTTGGCGTACTTCAAATTGCCAGGGTTGTTGTTCCTGACACTACGTGCATCAGGCTTAGACCCCTGTTCATACTGAGAGATCCCCTCCGCCCATTGATCGATGTTTAGCTGGGATTGAGTGGCCTGCAGCATTAGTAAGGACCTCCCTCATCCCCACTCTCAATTCCTGAACCAGTTTTCTTGATCGCGGTGCCGATTGCACCTACGGTGTTCTGGGCGGATTTATCTGAAGTAGAACTTCCTCCGATAGACTGATCGATTGTTGATTGTCCTGAGGGGGTTATCTGAGGTCTGAAACTCCTGTTCGTTGTGGGAATTAAACCGCCAGTGATAGTGTTCCAGAAACCTTTCGTTTCGGTTTCAGTCCACCCCATCGCTCTCATCGCTTTATTCTGGGCAGCTTTGATCATGTCGTCGGGAACTGCAGATGGGGATAACTTCTTTACCTCGGCTAGGGATTTAAACATCTCCAGGTCCGCTTTAGCCCCCTCCTCCTTCATCTTGGCATCCATAGCAGCGGCCATTGCTTGATAATGCATTTCCTCGGCTTTAAACCTCGCTACCTCAACACCAGTTCTCATCTCGGCTGCCTCAACCTGGCGTGTGGCTAAAGGCTTCATCCCGGTAGGTAGAGCGTTAGCTAACCCAACCTTTTGTGCGTTGGCAGCAATAGTCCCCACTTGATCTGCAGGCACACCCATCTCGATAAGTTGGTTGGAGAGTTGGGATTCTTTAACGAGATCACTCATCGTGTTGGGAACCATTGAGTTACGCACCTCAGTTGGTAACTCCCCACCTTTGACAATAATCTCGGCAGCCTTCATCCCCATTGAGGGGTCTTTGAAACGCCCATCAGACATCAACTGGCCGTAGATGGCGTCTTTACGTGCAGCCATCTGAGCTTCAGTTTCAGCCCCACGTGCAACATCCATCATTTTTTGTTTCTGTTCAGGGGTACCCTTCTGCCAAGCTTGAGCCTGGAGGTTGAAAGGGATATCATTATGAGCCATCAATTTACCCAAAGCTTCAGCATCCCCATTCAACGCTTTGTTGTGAAGGTCAGATAGAGTATTTTGTAACTTCAACTGATTTTCTTCCGTCTCCCCCTTCATCTTTGCCATTTGTAAACGATGTTGGACAAGCCCAGCTATTAAACCTTGTTGGGCTTGTTTCTGTGTCTGTTTTGCCCCTGCTACAGCTCCTGTAGGAGTTTGGTTCTGCGTTCCACCGTTGGGCTGTGCACCAGCAGCAACTCCCGTCGGACCTGTAGCTCCCGTTTGGGGCTTTAAAAGGTTATCAGCAGCGCCCGATTGCCTTGCCTGCAAATGCGCCTTCATCTCATCCGGTTGCATGAGTTTGATCCCAGACTTCTTTAACGTCCCCTCAATCTGTTTGGGATCAACAGGAAGCCCCATATCCACAGCCTTCATCAACCGGTCAAACTCTTGGGCGGCGTTCTGTTTCTTCTGATCGTGCGCCGCAACAATCTGCGCAATACTCTTCTCAATCGGTGAATAATCCGGACCTGGTATGAAACCCAGGTTTGCTCCAACTCCTGAAGTAGAACTCGGACCTGCCATATGAACTCCTTATGCGAACATTCCCGCCATAATCATTGCCGAGATGATTGAACTTGCACCACCTACTGCTGCTCCACCAAGGTTTGACCCACCTTGCACTCCGATGGCCTCTGTGGGAGCAAACGCCATCGCTGCGTTACCGAAGGTTTCTTCAAGTATTCCTGCAGCTCCCATCTGACGGTTAGCTGCCGACTCAGCTCCTTGAAACTGAAGATTGGCAACAGTCGCGTCAGTTTGGGCTCCGTAGTCTACGTTATACTTCGCTAACGAAGCCATCAAGTCAGACGACATCGACATTCCTGACGCGGCAAACTTGTTTTGGATCTGACCAAACCCCGTTTGTTGATTCGCTTGAGAGCCCTTTCGGATGGCTGCAATCATCTCTGGGGTTACTGTTGAGGCTCCTGCTCCTTTGCCCCCAGCAGCAGCCGTTAAAGCACCTACTGCAGTTGCCCCCGCTCCCGATGCGGTATTAAATAAACTTTGGAATAACGAATTCATCCCAGGCATGATTGGGGCGGGCAGTTTCAACGGAGTGCTTACTGGTTTACTTCCTCCAAATCCTGGCATTACTGCACCTCGGGTTTCACAAAGTTAGAGTGTAACAACCCGAAGATATCTTCGTCATACCATTTACTTTTGTAGAGGATGGCTTCCTTCATACAGCCTTCATAACGGAATCTCAGTTGAGTAGCAAGCCTCTTCGCGAAAGGGTTGTATGTAGGGATCAACGCAGTAACCCTATGGCAGTTAAAAGAAAACACAAACTCCAACGCTTCCTTAGCCGCCTGGATGATTTTGGAATGAGGGTATTTCTTATCCCACATACAGAAGTGAATGTTGGAGGAGATTGAGTTTTCGTAGAGGTCGTTGAGGATTACGATGCCCGCTTCCTCAACCAGGAAATAGTAAGTGTTCTCACTTACCATCCCGGCGAGAAACAATCCTGGGTTGTTGATTGTAAAATCGTCGAACGCATAATCCTGGGTTCGGATTTTTTCCCAGGTTTGTTCTATCAACTTAGGATCACTCAACCGCGTTAACGGTGTTAGAAGATGAAGACCCTGTAATTCACGTTCGCTACGCTCGCTTGTAGAAATATTTGTTTCGATGTCCATACACCCGCTCCAATTTTGAAGTCTACGTATCCATCTTTCCATACGGGAAACCATCCCGTAGGGATTCTTCCCAAATTATGGGTCAAAGCAAAGTCAGTGTTGATTATGCCTGGGGTTATTCCCGTCACCCAGGCCCCATTGATGTTTACCTGTTTTACGGTAGGACTGCCGAACTCAATACCTCCGTTGAGCGCTTTGACCATCTTAGACAATAGATCAACCAGCTCACGATCCGACATCCCTTCCCGTATTAAACTATTAACCTTCAACTTTTTCTCCTGCGTCTTCAAACTCGGGTAAGAAGCCTAAGAGGGATACAGGTCCCCCTCCTGCAGCTCTTGAGATTTGAAGGGTGATTACCTCTCCCGAGATTTGCGCGTCGAAGAACCCTGATCGTTCGGAAAGGTCGGCTGAAACGGTTCCAAATGATGCTGCTACAACCCTCACGTCAAAATTGTCGGGGCTTATTGATGGACGCCATACTGATATAGTTACGGTCAACACGGCAACCCCATAGTTCTCATACCAGAACCGTACTCGTCTCAACTTCTTCTCAAACCCGGGGTTATCCCAGATAGTACCGTTAAAAATCATCGCTCCAGCCTGTTGACCGTTGAGGTTTGTCGGATCAAGGTATTCTGTAGTAACGGTTGGAGCTATACTCCCTAACACAAACGACCAGATTAGTCTGCGTAAATTACCCGAGATAATTGCGACCGGAACCATCGCAGTCCCGTTTCCTTGGACGGATGTCGAAACTACCCCAATAGCAGCCGTTCCGATGTTTATCACATCGGTGAATGATGCTACTGTGTTAGGGCTGAATGTGACGTTAAACGTAGTTGTCTGACCGGGTGTTAACGTTAGCGGTAACGCAGGCAATCCAGTCAAGCTAAATGGTACCCCTACTCCCAACGCTATGGTGTTTATCGTTACGTTTGCCGTACCGGTGTTTTTCACCACGACCGGGATGGGTGTGGCAGTTTGACCGGAAGAGGTATCAGGAAATGAAACCCCGGCTGGGGTAAATCCCAACGCGCCTGTTGCAGGGGGAGCAGCCACCCCTGTGATAGGGATAGTTCTGGGAGAGCCGTCTGTCAGAGAGTCACATGTGAAGGTTATACTATCATTAAACGTCCCTGCAACAGTGGGAGTAAACCTCAACGTGAACGGGGCCAACGCCGTGTGAGGGGGAATCCCTGTTGGAGCTGGATTGGAAATAATCGAGTAGGGAGCTCCAACTCCTAACGTAACCGAAACAAGATCAGAATCCGTTCCCCCTGTATTACTTAACGTGATATTTATATCCGCAGACGTTCCTATCGCCACCGAACTAAAGTTGTACGGAGTGGAAACACTTCCACTTGGGGATACAACCAGTTTGGCTGGGGTGATAGGCATTACGACACCGCCACATTCCCCATCCAGTTGAGCGCACCGTATGGGAGCTGTTCGTTAACCCAAGATTTGTCGTCGAAGTGAAAAACCCAGACGGAAGAGATGGTGTTGTTATTTAGGGGGATGGAGAGCCAATAAGCTCGGTAATCAATTCCTCCTCCTATCTGTCCTGTTTGACACGCCCAAGGTCGACCAGAGGTGTTATTGAGATCTTTAAAGATGGAGGTTTTTGCATTCCCACCGATTTTATCTGGGGTGGACAGAGAGAATAAGTATATATCATCTTCTGATGCGAAGATAGATACATCCCCGTAGTTTGCAAGAGTGTATTCGTAAAACACTCCAACTCCCGACACGCCTGTGTTGAAATTGGTGATGGAGAAACGGGGAGAGCCGCCTGTAGAGGAAAGTATAGAAATCCCACGCGTTCTATAAATCGCCATGTTATCGCGGATTACTGCAACACCCGCAATCTCATCCTCTACCTCGGGTATAATGAAACTTCCTGCAGTTGGGTCTACAGCCAAATTCCACTCTAAATGGTTGTTGATTGCCGAAAACCTTCCAGAGATTGGGAACCTTTGGTTGGACTCAAAGAGGTTTAGCACAAACAACGAACCGTTCAGCTTTGAAAGAAAAAACCCCGTACCTGGAATATCAGAATTGTTTAAAATCCCTTGAGACCCATCCAACCACGCTAAAGTGCTCCTGGGTGCTCCGTTGACAAAAAACATCCGGTTGAGGAATACTTCGACAGAAAATGGTTGGTTGGAGGCGGGAGTGATTGTTCCTTGTTCCACATATCCAGCTTGGTTGAGGTAATATGCTTTATCTTTAGTCAACACCCCAGTGTGCGGGTTTCCCAGCTGGTCTTCAAATGTAGCAGCCCCCGCCCACGCCTCCCCGTTAGGGGGGTTTGAGAATGCTACATAATTCGGGTAGCTCTGAATTCTCCCTTTGTTAAACAACCACCCAGTGATGGTTTTAAACGAGTTGTGGGGCAGCCAAGGGGAAGGCATGGAATCATTCCATCCACCCCAAGGGGGTATTATCAGCCTTGAACGGTCGTACGTCATCGGGTGTAACTCACTCTGCTTCCACGGGGTTGTAAACCGTAGTCTCTCGCGGGAGCGTTTGCTTGTTTACGAGTTTGGAGGTTGGACAGCATCCCGGGAATATATTTTCCACTTCCAGGATCGGTGTAGCCGTAGAGGAGTCGTTGAACATTCATCGCTTTGTCTGGCTCACCGAGGAAGACGTGCCCACGCATGATTGCACCGTAGTCGACAGCTTCTAACCAGTCGTCGGGGACGTTGAGGACTGTTGCAGAGACCGGGTTTGCAATCACCGGTTTATCCCAAGTATCCAGAACTAACTGATACGGGCCTGCATTAAACGGGGGAGAGAAGAGTAAATTCCCGTCATATAACGTATACAACCCAGGCACTCCCGGGTTTAACGGAGTGGAAGTCAATCCTGCGAAGTCTCCCGAACGACGTAACGATTCAATATCCGTGAACTTCGGTTTGGTTACCCCACCATTTTGATCGTAGAACACCAAAGAGTTTATCGCACGAGCGGTTGCAGGGAAGGCGAGTTGGAAAGTAGAAGACATCTGTTCTACTAACGAATCCTCCAACTGTTCGAAGTTGAACCCCATTGCGATAGAGATGTAGGAGTTTTTATACCACACGTCGACACGTGAGGGGGAACCTGAGGTGATATCAGAACGATTTCCCAACTCCAACGCTACATCTCCCGTTCTCTGTGCAATAGTTGCCATTACTTATTCTCCTGCCGAGCCTTCTCTTCCAGCACGCCCTCCGCATGTGCTGATATAGCACCAGCTTTGGCCTTCTCTTCTAACAGCGCGATAAGCTTCGTCATACGGCTGTTGATGCTGATCTCAATCTTGTCTGTCTGTTCGGCTACGGCATTTATTTTCTTCGTGGTTTCCTTGTGTTCACGCGCAGAGAGTATTCGTCCTATACCCACAATCATTGTGGTAGTTGCGGTCACCAGTGCAACTGTTACCGCGTCGGTCATGCGAAAGCCACCGTCAGGTTACCAATGGTTGCTTTGTAAGCCAGAGCGTTTGCCTTGCCATCCAGTTGGTAAGCAGCACGGCAGTAAGGTGAACCTTTCTGATCAGTACTCACAGGGTGAGATAATGTAACTGGAGTTGGATTACCATCTATCAGCACCCGGGTGAACTGTACCGTTTTATCATCACAGGTGGCTTCAATCCCTACCGCGATCGCAGTCCCAGATTTAGGAGAGATCCCTCCAGTCATCTGAACCCATTTTTTACCAACGAAGTCAAACCCACGTAGGAACCAACTTGAGCCTTGAGGGATAAACTGTAACCCAATGTTGATCAAAACACCGCTGGACTTCCGAATTTGGTAGTCAAGTTCTAATGCTTGAGGGGAAGCCCAGTTGTCTACCAACCAGGTACAGCCGATAGAAAACTTACTAGCAGTCTCCATAATCAAACGTTCTGCAGGGGTGAGTGTAGAATACATCTCTCGAGGGAGATAGACATTATCAGAAGGCCCACCAAGGTTGACGGGATGAAAGTCAACCGCAGTCGGCTCACCGGGAGTAATTGTAGCAGTACCATGTGGCCCCGTATGGGGATCATTCTGTGAACGCGCCTGGTACCAATATTGATTATCCGGCTTAACTGCCTGGATACTAGACAACGTAACTATCTTCGGTGTCGGCGGGGTGAGGTCAGCAATCTTCTGTTTAAGCTGAATAATCAGCTGATCCTTAGCGTCATCCAGATTAGATACATTTGTCACTGCATCCACGATCGCTTGATATTCCGGTTTCATAATTACCCCTTTATGAGAAGTGAGATACCGAAGAACAACAGACCAGCTGAAACTGCTGCAATCGAACCGTTAGGGTAACTAGAACTGGGTGCCCTAAATCCAAACCTCATTCCCGCCAATCAACAAAGACATGCGATACCAACTAACACATCATGAGCTGTCATAACGATCTCCTTTAAACAGGGAGGGCTTTTACACCCTCCCGTTGGGGTTTATGCTGCTGGAGGAGTTGCAGGAGGTGGAACAGCCGGAGCTGGTGCAACCACAGGAGGAGGCACTACATCAGGAACCGTAAACACCATATCGGTGTTTGAACCACCTCCGACGTTTGACATCACCTTCACAGGCCCCGTCGTCGTCCCTCCAGGTACTGCAACCGTGATTGCGTTGTCAGTCCAATCGGTTGCCAGGCCGGCGTCAACTCCGTTAAAGGAGACTTTGGAACTTGATTGGGTGTTGCCGAACCCCTTTCCATTAATCACCACTGTCGAGCCCACTGGGCCGGAGTTAGGCAGCAAAGAAGTAATCACAGGGCTCTGGGGGGTGTTCTTTACCACATCCGCTACAATCTTGGCTTTTTCTGCAGCCACTGTATCGATCAGAGCCTGAAGGGCAACTGGGTCGGTTTTGGCAGCTGTTGCTGCATTGACGAAATTGTCAAAGAGTACGATGAGGGAATCAATGACGGTGTTCTCGTCAGCTACCCCCTGTGTAAGTTGCTCGATCAATGTTGCCATACGTTTTAGCTCCTTTTTGATATCGCGGATGTCGCGAAGCGCGGATAATATTTCGTCGAAACGTTTTACATCATCACTGTGGAAAATGCTCATTCGAACCTCGATTCTCCAGGGTCCGAGAACATCTCCGGTTTGGAGGAAGAACCTTCATTACCTGAGGCTATCTTATCGTCGATGATCCTCTGTCTCCTCTCACGTGTAGTGGAGAGATCGTCGGTGCAGGAGATGATACATCTCAACTGCCCCTCTTGTTTCCTCAACATCGTCACAGGAAACTCCCTCCAGCATCTTTGACACCTCCCTTTCTCAACGAATTGTGCTTTGCCTGTGGACATTTATCTCACAACTCTCCAGTTTAGTGTGGCGGTGCCAGGGGTTATAACTCCACTTGAACACTGACGGAAGTTCACATTACCAGCTGTTGGGTAGGGGTAGATATGTAACACACCTGTGCTGTAACCAGTTGTAGCACCAGGGTCTACATTAAACGCCCATTCAATTGTGTCGGTGGTGAGAACACCAGTCGCGGCTACGGTAACAGCGGCATTACACCCAGCAGCGCCGAATGCTGTAACCGGCATGACGGCTGTACCACTAGCAATAACCTGACCCACGTTAAAGAACGATCCGGAGTTGTAGGAACATTTTAAAGTATGAGAAGTCGAATCGCCATAACACCTGTCATTACTAGCTCGAGCGGTTGGAGCACCTTGCTCGAGGAAGTCTAATGGTGGTACAACCTGCACATCACTCATTACATTAGCCACGTTATCTAACACAATACCATTGGAGATGGAACCCAAAGCGTCATTGATATGACGAAATATAAGCTGTGTAGATGTACCTAAAATTTGATAGTTTTTGGAGTCAACTGCACCACCCTGAGCATTCAGCATTAAAAGAGGAAAAGTGGCTGCGCTATGCGTTACATTACCGCCGTAGATCGTTGTGTTGCCACTATTATCGGTCACGATCCCAGACGAGGGTATATTCCCAGCACCAGTCCAGAAGTTCGTGATCGCGCCTGAATATTGATTCCCTGTAATGTTGACATTTGACACAGCATTATTAGCGGTAAAGATAGTTCCCCATGGCCCCTGCACCGAATTACCGGTAAAGTCCAATCCGTTCTGGCCGCCGTTGATGGTAAGAATTGTACCTGTGGCTACTCCTTGAAAAGTGTTGCCATGGATCGACATTCCACCTGTCGCGCCCTTCAACAATGTACCTGCCCACCCTGCAGGCATATCTCCTGACCAGTTTCCAGAGAACTCGCAACCGAAACATCCCCCAGCGGAGCTGTCGAAAATCGAGGCTGTATTCGGTGCGTTGATGAATTCAAAGTTGTTCCCGGTGATCCGGCTGCCCGCAGTCGTGTTGACGATGTACGTGCCAGAAATAACATTTCCGGCAGTCCCAAAGTCGCTATCTTCTATAGTGAAGACATTGCCCGTAAGCGAGTTAACGCCATTGATAGACCAGCCGAAGTGACTGTTATAAACTCCGCATTTATGACATCCCGGAGCTAGGATTAGGTTCGCGGCTGATTTAGCCGTAGAGAACCCTCCAATCTCAACATTTTCCCATCGGATGTTAGAGCTTATTCCTGCTGAGGTACAGTCGAACACATTGTCAACAAAAGAGGCGTTGTTATAGTTGAATGCAATGTTTTGAAAAGTAAGAGCAAGGGAGTTTTGACAGTTAACTAACGGCCCTGTGGTTCCAGTAAATACAATTCTCGGAGAGGCAAGTGTAACAGTGCCTCCACCAAGACCGCCAAAGCGAACGCTGTTAGTGCTTGAAAAATTTAGCGTTCCTGCCGCAATGCAATCGAGCGCTTCTGGAGGAAAGAAAACGAATGCCCCGGAACCTACCGCCTTAGCTGCGTTCCAAGCCGCCTGAATGGCTGCTGTATCATCTGTCACCGCGTCGCACTTCGCTCCTCCTGCAAAGTTAGTGCAGGTTACATCAAACCAAGGAGTTCCTCCACACGATTTAACCGCGCCAGAAACAGCTATACTTGTTGCTGTCGCTGCACCCAAAGCGGGAGTAGTTAGAACTGGGGAAGTTGCGAAAACCGCAGCTCCTGTTCCTGTTTCATCACTAATAACACCTCTAAGTTGTGCGGAGGTGGTAGTTGCGAAAGCCCCAAGGTTGTTGGCATAACTACCCGCAGAGAATATCTCTGAGGTTGATACTGTAGTGCCGTTGTCAGTAACGCTTGAATTCCCTAACACCCCTGTAGCACCATTCGTGAACTTAGGGATGGTATTTGTCGTCCCCGTGCCAGTATTTACAGTTCCTGCAGGGACGTTCGGCGCTACGATGCTGTTTGTAAAGGTACCGTTAGCTGCAAAAATGTTACCATACCTCAATGAAGCAGAGCCTAAGTTAAATACTGCGTCAACTGCCGGGATGAGGTTGTTTTGAATGGGTGAAGTTATTACTACGGCGCCCTGAGGAGTAGGCTTAATCACAGGGCAGAATTTCGGGGAGTTTAGGCTGTATGAAGAACCTGTTATGCACTGTTGAGAAATCACGTTCGTTGGGGCAGTCACCCCGTTCGGAAAAAACGCAACCTGGTAGGTGAGGTTACCAGGTTGTAATACATCCGTTCCCCAAACAGTACAAGCCCCTGAAAGGGCAAGGTTTTTGATATTCCCCGTAAGATCAATTCCACACGTCCCTGTCTGAGGAGCGATAATTCCCGTACCTGCAACAAAGTAGATCACCCCAGAGTTCTGCGGTTGTAACGTGAATGTCACAGTACCTGAGGTAGCTAACACCCCTGTTGTGTCCTGCACAACTCCTGTCACAGTCACAGGAGTTTGAGCGAAAGCCAAACCTACCGAGAGGAACATCAAAAGTGCAATACCCCATCTACTCAACATACACTCTCACTATCCCGGCTGTTGCCGCATCGTAAATCAACCCGTTTATCCACCCAATATGACCTGAGATGATAGGGCGAAGGTCTGAGGCACCATTTGCCTTCCAAACGACGTCTCCTAACTGGTTCTTCAGTGTTGCAGTATCAGCATCCACCGTATAGTCGATAAATTCAAAATGGTGGACTTTGATGTAGTTTTTGTTTATCACCACACCCGATGAAGGGGTGTCCAGCGACCACGGATTGTCTGTTTGCTTGTTCGCCATAACCCCTCCGTTAGTTGTTGTTGAAGTTTAAATGACAACCCATTGCTGCTATCTGTAGGGTACCAGTGTTTGCCATCACGATGACTGCTTCAACTTCGATCAGCCCCAAGTCATCTTTGTGAAAGATTGTGGGAGAAGGCCCGGCCAGTTTTTGAAACTGGTATTGGGCCGTGTTCGCTGTTGAGATACCTGCGGCAGCGATTAGGTCTGTCTGGACTTGAGCGGCTCCACCACCTACCGCTGAGTAGACGGTTTTACCGAGTCTCAGCGTTGCAGAGGTGAGAGCAACCACCCCTGATTTATAGATGATGAAGAAGTCGGTGATGGCTACTCCCTTATCAGGAGCCGCCACTTTATTGTCTTGCCCAAACAGGTCGAAGAAGTACTTCTCTCCGGTGCGCAACATTAGGTCGAGGTACGTCCTAACGTTGTAGGTTTCTGCTCCTGCTGCCGTTCTGTTAAGGGACCAATCTCCCTTAGCATTTCGGGTGAGAGCAAGGTTAGCTGAGTCCTTACCTAACCCCTCAGGACCTACGATGTACAACCCGTCAGTGTGGGGCGCCGAGCTCATTAAGCGCCCCCCTTGAGGAACCAACCCAGTTGGGTTTAGGTCGTTAAAAGTAGGATTGTCGATAATGGTATCTGCGATTGTTAGAACTGTCATTTTATTTCTTCTCCCTTGACGGCCCAAGAGAGTCATAGGCCATCTCAAGTTCCATCCTCTTTTGGGTTATCTCCTCAGATGCAGGAGTATATCCAAAAGTGTTATGAAACTTACCGCTCTCAATAATCTGAGCAATAGCCAGGATAACCTCAGCTCTTGCACTCTTAATTTGAAGATAAGGGAGTATATCTTCAAGAAACTTAATAACATCAGCTGCCTTACTTAAGTTCCATTGATTTACTCCCGATCGAGTGTGCTTACTAACAGAGCCTCCATATAGTTCTTTGATCTTCATAATCAGATCAGTTGATCCTTTCTGAGTCAAAGTAACTCTAGGAGATCTCCAAACACAAGCATTATTTCCAGTAGCTAGTCCAACAGAACCTTCTCCGTCGAAAAATCCAGCTAACCAGATTTTGAATTGATCATGTGTCATGTTATCTCCTAATTCTACTGCCCCGGGCTCCCAGCTACTCCATGCCAATAAGTGACTCCAAAAACTTCCCGGAACCACACACTGAATGCTGCCGATTTGGTTGCAAAGTCGTCCTGGCTGTCAAATTCCGGTTGAGTCCTCCAGAAGGCCTTTAGGGTGTGTCCGCTCTTCCGAGCTAACATCCACCAGGCTGTTGTTGAGGTGAGATAGTGGTCAGTAATAGGGGAGACACGACCCTGGACTGAGTTCACCTCGTTCGTACCGGTGTAAGGTTTGTAGGAAGAGTGGAGAACTTCCTGCGCTTTGAATTGCAGATCGACCGGGATGAGGATTGATTCGGGGACCATCCTTTTGATGAGCCCCCGTTCGTTGACCATCTTCTCGAAGATGAGAATGAGTTCTTGAAGGCCTGTAACTCCGAACGCAACGTTGGTTGCTGACGCATTGGAGTAAGTCCCACCACCCATAAGATTATGGGAACCGATAAAGGTTCCACCATCGATCGTCTTGATGGAGGTAAAGGAGTTATTCAGCACAGCCGCTGCGCCCGATTCAACCGTTTGGCGAATCGACCCACCGAAGTCCCCCGAAACCTTCTTCATCAATCCGTACTGATCATCATCCCACATCTCACGGGTAACTTGGAATCCCAAACCAAACCCTGCGTGTTGATACCTTACCGAACCACCCTGCATGGGCTCGTCGAATTTAATCGGCTCGCCTTCGGGTTTGCTCGGCACAGCAGCCAGGCCTGCGTAGAGTTGGTCCTCTTCGTAAGCCTTCGAACTGCTGTAGACGTTGAAAAACTGTATGTACTCTTCCGGGTGCATCTCAAGATCTTCGTAGATAACTGAGTACAACCCGGGAGCAAGTAACTGCGAAAATCCACCGCGTGTTGCTGGCATACTGTCTCCTTATACGCTCAGTTGTTGTGCCGCTTTGGTTACCTTGAAGATTACCTTGCCGTTCAAGGTTCCAACGGGATCTACGAGCTCTGTGATTTGTACACACGCACCACCTGCTGCGGTCGTGATGTTGTTGTCGACGTACCAGAAACCATTGCCAGCGTCTTTGGTGAGACCTCGGATGGCGTTTACCTGGGTTTGGGCGAGTACGGCGTTTGCGGCGGTCGCTGAATCGCCGTAGGTACCAACAAACTCCATCGATTCGGTCGCGAGGACCATACCGATGGTTCCGTCGTTGGAAGGCGCACCGAGTGGGTTAACAACTGCGTTTGGTTGATTATTTACCTTAAATCCTGTTGCTAGAATTTTCGCAACACCACTCGTTGTGAGGTTGTTTGCAGGTTCAGTCGCAAACCCCGCAATAATTGCTGTTGCCGCGCTGTTGATCGTTGCGCATTCGATAATAAACCCCGACGCAGCCTCTACCTGGACCGGGACATCGTTGTTAAACGTCTGCGACGCCTTCTCCAACATACGCTTCATGTTGGCGATTGATGAGGTGTCCAACCTTGTGCGTTTGTGGAGGATTGGGGTCGCTACGTTACTGCTTGCAGCCATATTCTCTCCTTGTTAGTTCTTTCTCCGACCGGTTGTTTCGAACGTCGGGATGCCTGCTCTCGCTGCTTCGGTTTTAAAGTCCTCTTGAGCTCCACTGATGAGCTGGTCAGACCTCTCCTCAACATCGAGCAGATGGAAGTCGTATACTTCTTGATCACAGAAGGTGAGGATGACATCGCCGATGACGTAGGTGCCGTCTTGGCGTAGACCACCTGCTATAACAAGTCGGTCTTTAACATCCTGACCAGCGAGGATTTCTTTCGCTTCTGGTTCTTTGACCAGAGCATACCCCAACGTGTCGAGACGAACCATTTCGGAGTCGTCCCCTTTCCACGTGCCGGGGTTAGGTGCCCAGAAGAAGTGTTTGCCTTTGAGAGAGACAGCCTGCACAGCCAGTTTCGGTTGACCTTGCTTTTTACGGTAAGCTTCATACCGCGCTTTGCGCGCGAGACGATCTTTTTCTGCTTGCTGATCTGGAGTCAATACAATTGCTGAAGTTGACATAAGTTATTTCCCCACATTCGAGATCGTTACACCAAGAGTGCCGGTATACATCTCTTTCATTGCTTTGCGGTATTTGTCAGGGGTGATACCTAAACCTATAACGACATCATTAGCCGTCTTAAGTTTATTCTTACTTCCTGCGGTGAGAGTAGATAAATCTACTGGAGGTTCATTTTCCCCAGCTGCAGGCTGGCCTGGTTCGGAGATTGTGGTTGCGCGCGTTACCGCTTCAGAACGAATTTCTGAAACATGCCGCCCAATCACTGCGTTGTATGCAGTGTCCCAATAGTCTGGATCAGCCTGTTGATCCGCAGGAAGGTTGTTCATGATTGCGAGGATTTCTGAGCGGTACTTTTGGAAGTACTCTTTGCCATTTGACGAAAGCTGTTCTGCCATCCGGATGATGGTTTTTTGTGCAGAACTCGTGGCGGCAGCAAAGTCTTCCTTCGACATCATCCCAGCCTTTAACTCATCAATCACCTTGACAGGGTCATTCCACACCTGTTCTTTGGTGAGAGTTGGGCTGTTGAGATTTTGGCGAGCAGGAGGAGGATTTGGAGGATTATTCCCCCCTGTCCCAGCGGCAGCAATCCTCTTACGAGCTTCAGTCAATAACTGATTCTCTCGATCAGCATAGTACTGCGAGATAATCTTCGCGTGGTCCTTGACGTCTTTTCCCTCAAGTTGGGACTGTAGAGCGGTGGGAAACGCTCCCTCACCAACTCGATCGTTGCTTCCGAACACTGGATCCGGCATGTTCTTCCTTCCTCTCTTTTTTATCCTCTTCCTCGAATTTCTCGAGTTCGATTTCGATTTCTGCAGGCATGTTTTCGATCGCTTTCAACAAGTGTATTCTTCCCTGATTAAACAACAGGACGTCCGTTGGGGCCCCCGCCTTGGCTAGCTCCCGTACGGCTTGCACCCGCGATCGCAGCAACTGAAGCTGATAAGTCTTGTAATCCGGATTCCGAAACAGGCGCTTCAGGTCCAGGCACTCCTGCACGGTTAGGCGGGGGAGGTCCGTCACCAGTGCCTTTTCCAGCCAACACGTTTCGCAGATCGGGGACCAGTTTGGTTCTATCTGGGATGTCAAACGCCGTGAGTAGTCTTGTGGCGAGATCCCTTGCTCCATCAAGCACTTCAAGCATAAGTTCTTGGACTGGGCCTTGGGCTTGAACCACTTGAGGGAGGAGCTGCATAACTTGCCCGTAGTACCCAGCCATCGTGTTGCCCATAAGGAGAAGGGCCGTGCGTTGGGTCTCCTTATTGGCTCCTGCATCGCTACATCCAAGACCAAAGAAGGTTCCGGTGTAACCTTGAGGAGGTTGGAGACTGAAAGCTTGCTGAAGATCTGGTTCAGCGTACTGGGCTTGTCCTTCGTCTCCAAAGTCTCGATAACCTTCATAAATAGCTCTTCCAATACGGTGAAAGGGTAAACGAGCGCGACGGATAATATTATCAAGCCTATCATTACCAGCAGCCATGAGGGCGAGGGTACCTTGAGTATTATATACACCACGCTTACCCATGCTACCGCTAGCAAAACCTTGAGAGGGTGGAGGGTTGCCCACAAGCTTTTCAGCGTCTTGATCAACATAACGTTCTTCCTCAATCATGTGGTTGTAGGATGCGGCACCTCGGTCGATCTTTAGGTCATCCATGTTGTCGACTTCAAAGACTTTGCCAGGGTACCACTCATCCTTGGGGTTGCCAACGTCTGCGAAACGTTTTTTGACGAAGGTAGGGATGTTACCGATTGTTGAGGCGTCTCGGCGAGTGTTGTGGATTTGAGCTTTCTCTTCCTGTGAATCTTCCAGCATCTGCGGGATGGAATCTGGGTAGAACGAGTTGTTCTTTACGAACAACCTAAAATCGATAAACGCATCCTGATCCAAACCAATCGGGTGGTAGTAAGCCCTGATGATTGATTGATGTGAATTCATCTGAGGGTTAAATACCACCACGATTGAATGCATTTGACCTGGAGTTAGTTCATACTCCAACCAGGCCTCAACAACCTGATAGGGGCGTGTTACGTCAGGAGAGAGGAAGATACCAGAAAAGTTGGAAGACTTTTCGGCTGCCGTTCCTTCAGATGTAATTGCTGATCTCAAAACTCCTTGAACACCTTCCTCACTCCATTCCTTGGTGTTCTTTTTGAACTCCACTTCCTCTCGTGTGAAACGGAGTTTGTGGAATTTGATACTGCATTGTTTCAAGGTGCGTGCGGTGATTGGATAGGGGAGAAAGTCACCAAACCCGATGGGGTACAGCTCCATCTTTTTAAACGTCTTGTTTTCAATCTGACCTGGCTGGGTTGAGAAGAACTTTTGGCGTTCGACCCAGGAAGGTTTCAGGATGCAGACACCTAACTTTGAGACGTCGTGGAGAGCTGCATCGACCGGGTCAAACGCTTCAATCTCATTATACCACTTGTAATCCATCCATTCCGAAAGCTGATCCAACCATTCATGTTTGATCTTACTGCTGTACCAAGTAGGTTTCCAGAAGGGCTTAACCCCCCAGAGGAGACCTTGGATGCGAGCATGCATAATGTCAACATGCATGCGGATGAGACCAGGTACGAAGTTGGCTGCTCCCACGAATGGGGTTGTGCGAGTCCCCTGAGTTTTAGGGATCCCTTGGTAGTTACTCTCCCACTGGGTCATCTTCTGTTCGATTTGGACCGAACGTGCTTCGATGGTTTTCTGCAACTTCTCGTTCAGGAAGGCGGACAACTTCCCGTAGATGTTTGGTTGGGATTCCTTCGGGATTTGAAGAGGGACGAGAGTTCTAGGCATACTGCACCTCAAACCTGGTCATGGTGGGGGATAGAGTATGGTAGGGTGGTTGTTGTGTGTTGGGGGATAAGTTGTGGGAGACGTTATCCTTGGTTACAGTTAAGGAGCCGAGGTTAAGAAGAGCTAAGCGTAACCAGACCAAGTTGTTCGTCCCTAGGGAACAGAGCTTGGATTTAGATAAGACCCAGCTCTTCTTAACTTCAGGGAGGCAATGTTGCATGTTAAACATAACCTCCGTAGTTCTGCGTTGTGTAAGTGCGAGAATCTCTCGGGATGTGAACCTCTTCCATCTCTGTCTGTAGAGACTCAATCTCGTCGGCAGAAAGGGGAGCTCTCAGGTGTTTTACTGCAGACGCACACGCATCCAGCCGATCAATCAGATCGCCATGCGGGAAGTCCTCCAACTGCCGTTTGAACTCAAACTCACCCTTCCGAACGTAAAACCGCCCTTGTTCGTAGGTTTGACCTAGGAAGGCGCGCACCCGTTCCTCTTTATTTTGGGTGCCGGGGTTGAACCCCTCGATTTGGAAGTTGCGGTGTTTCTTGCTGCATTTGGGGCAGCTCCCGTTCAACGTTTGAAGCTGGCGCTTCATTGAGACCAAATTCTCAACTTCCTTCTGTGCACCCACAGCTTCATACAGCCTCCGATGCAAAACATACTGATCGTTGTAGGTGAAAAAGGCCTCCAGCGCTTCGTCGTAGCCTGAGTTTTTACCCCAGACGCGTAGGACGAATACACGACGATCGGACGCCATGCCCACCAGTGCTATCGCACCCTCACACTTGGCCGTTTTGCCACCGGAGGACGGGTCGTAGAAACCAAGGCGATAGAGGTGGCGTAGACGCACTGAGGGAGTGCCATCTTGCGGCACCAACAAATCCAATACCCCAGGAGAACTCTCCTGCACCTCAAACTCTTTATACAACTTCGGGTTGAAGTCTGAACCTTCAGGAGAGCTCGGCCGGTTCATGTAATTGCAGTTGAAGAGGTATTCCTTCTCACGTTGGAGGAGATCGGCTAAAACTTCTAACGGGTACTTTTCTGGAAAAGTGGCGCGTTTCTCCCCAGTCTCCTCATTCTCTTCGATCGCAGCTCTCACATGCCATTTAAACCCTATCGGACGCCCCGACTCCGTCGTCCCATACGGCATCTCTTTCATCATCCAGCCAGGAACGTCTGCAGTGCCATGTTTCCAACGGGTCGCGATGAAGAGCTCTTCGGACTTCCGAGGGTCGACGAGGAGACCAGGTGCGGCAGTTATGCGGTCTTTGCCAGCTTGCATCAGCGGTTCAGACTTAGCTGCCTTCTCCCCTGAGAGATCGTCGTAGATAATAATGGTGTAATGGAAGCCAGTACCAGCCGACTCCAATCCGAGGGCTGTAACGGTTGATTCATCGAATGACTGCGAGCGCGGTAAGAGGATCTCTCCAGCATTCCAGACCGTCTTTGTAATCGACTCTGGGATAATCTCGGGGAACAACCATTGGAACTGTTGATCATGTTCAATCTTCCACTTGACGTCCTTGAGGTCTTTGTTGGCGATGTCTTGGGCTTCTGAGAGGATTAGGATGCGATGGTTTCTCGGATCCTTATCCTTATTGGCGTCGTAGAAGGCCAACAGAGCGTCGTTATCTTCATGCGAGAGGATCTCTTCGATGTGCTCTGATCCCCCTCCCAACAACCGCCACGCCCAATAGGACTTTCCCACAATCGTGGATTTGAAGCTGCCGCGGGGCTCGAGGTAACCACGTTTGAGGTCTTGCAGGGAGGCTTGGATGTGGTTACATAGAGGGAGATGGAAGCCTTCAGTTAAATCCTTATACCCCATCACCGCCTTACAAAACACGTAGAACGATCCTAACTGCGGGCCAAGGAACTTCCGACGTAGTTTACTTCTCAGCAAATGCGCCTGGTCGCTCGTCGCGGTATGGAGTAAACTATCCATCTATGGTCGTGCCCGCCTCTCGCTCGGAGGTTTCGACAAGGTGCAGGAACTCGGCAGAGAGGTGAAGTGTCTTCGACGTCTTCTCAATCTTCTTCGTTTTGGACGTCTCGGGGTTCCGATCCAACAAATCAAACGCACATTTAGCTTGTACTACCTGGGAGTCAGCACACTCCATCAACTCCAAAACCTTATCCAACGCCAAATCCGAAACCTCTTGAATCCTCTGTGCCGTCGTCTCAGCCTTTAACTTCAGCTCAGCATCCAACTTTGAGAACATCATAGCGTTGAGTTCCTTCAGTTTCTGCTGAAAATCAGGATCTCTCGCCATACGGGTGCAGAGATGATAACTCTTATTCAACGCTGCCGCACACTCTTTTATATTCCGCCCCTCAGCCAACATTCGAAGCATCACTTCCTTAACAGCCTCATTGGCCCTAGAACGTCCAGTGGTCGGCTTCCCATTCGACGGCTGCCTTACCCGTAGCTCTTCCGAACTCGACAATACTTCCATAACCCCTATATTATAACGGGTTAATGAAAGGCCGGCAACGGGATAATGAAGGGACGTCAGCTGCCCAATGAAAAGAACTGCCATACTGCTTCTCATCGGGCCTTAAATCGTAAACCGGGGGTGTTTATCGTTTGTGCTTAATACAGGGTTCCAAACACAAGATTTTTTGGGGACCCGGCTCCGGAAGAGCAGAAGACCGTTTGACCGACACCAACATAAGGGTGATGACCTACATCAGAATGGAGATCACAATGAAAGCATATCTACAAGGAGCAAATGGAGAAGAGGTTGAGTGTACTATAACTCAGCCTGAACCTAGCAATGAAGACACTATTGACAAATGTATTCAAATACCAATAATAGGTATCCTAATGATGAATAAGGTTAGAGATGCTGGCTATTGGTGGGTAAGGTTCATAGGATAAGCATAGCTAGAGCGGAGTGACAGTCCGCTCTATGGTGTGCTTAGCATACCTAATTCAAACATGGAGATCAATATGAACATTGAACTGAGTAAGGAACAGCAGAGCAAGATGAAAGAACTCAAGGCGACGAGACCCAACAAGACGGACGCGGAGTTACTCAGCCAAGTCATTGATAATGGGTTGTATAACCTCACGTATCGGACAAAGAGGAACAAGCAACAATGGCAGGAGTTCAAGGCGTGGAGGCAGAGTGAGAAGCAGTAGGTAACATAACGTAAGGAGGTAACACAATGAACGCTATTAGAGCACCACCACAGTAACAGTACTACAACAACTTAATACGCTATAAGGGCCGACTATCCCGTGATGCCCTGAGGGAAACCTCTAACACGCCCGGAAGGGCGAAGTCTGCTTCGGGGGGTCCGTAGGGCACGAAAGAACCAACGAGAGCGGTGAGAGAGGCGGCGAAGGCACCGACTTCCCACTGGAGAGTGATTTCGTTTGTAGATAGTAGTAAACTTTAACACAAAGGAGATTAGACTGCGATGAGAATATACAATGAGATCTATATCAAGGAGATGTTTTACACACACGCTGTTGAGGAAGCGACCCTGAATGGGAGTTGGACATCTGTTGCGGAGCCAACAACTGGGAGGAGGCGGATTCCTAAGAAAGATTTTAGAAACTTTTTGTTGCGAATCCGATCGTGTTTGATATACAATATAAATAATAGGAGTGATGCACCAACGCATCAGAAGGAGTAACAACATGACCGATAATAAGAATGCGAACCAACTGGCACACGAAATCACCACCAGCGCGGCGGCACCAGTGAGAGCGATAAGGGACCTCGCCGCTGAACTCGGGATTGCGGAGAAGGACGTGCAGTCCTACCTCGACCGTATCGCGTATAGAAAATCCTATAACCTAAGATCCGAGGTAATCGCAGCACGGAAGTTGCGGAACGCGGAGAAGGCCGCCGTGCAGAGGGCGATACGGGCGAAACTGCAAGCTGCTGGGAAGATTGAGGTACTTAACAAGCTGGCGGAAGGGATGGTGACGAAGTAAATGAACTCACGAACGATCAAACTCTTCGGGAGGTTCTACGGATGGGGTGTAGATAGATGGTATTGGGTTTCTATTTACACCTATAGAGCGGATCCTCCAGACTACGACAACTGGCATTCTTTCTTTGGGATAACGTGGACGAGTGATCCGTCTACTAACCCACAAGGGAAGACTGGTGTGTTTATAGAACGATAGGACTCAACCGAAGGTGGACGGGAATCCACCCAACAACGAAGTGGGGTGGTGATGACCCACAGGAGTTAATGACGTTTATGTCGAAGACTACGAAGAAATTGGGGAAACCCGTGTTGCACAGCACGTCGAGTTTGACTGCGGTATCGAGACCGAGTGACGTTCAACTCAAAACTGAAAGGTATCTCAACCTCGTCTCACAGAGGATGTTTAAGGGGAGACATTACTTCAAGTTGAAGGATAAGGAGAAGACCTTTCTTCATGAGGTGTTGAATGGTGTGGCTTCTGAGAAACACCACAAGTTTCAGATTGATCTCATCAAGGTTGGGTTGATGAAAGAGGTGAAAGCATGAGCCGACAACAGGATGTAACTCGGCGGGTTGTTATTGATTTGAAAAAGGTGGAGGGGTTGATTCCTAGAAACTCCCAGGGGGACCCTGCGTTTTCAAACCTAGGGAATGAATCCAACTCACTTAGGGATAACAACTCTGTGCTGGACGTATTCTCTCCAGATCAGATCGTCGCCCTCGTCAACCGTGCGTTGTATCAGATGGAGTATTCGCGTACGTCTCATCGAGAGAGGAGCCAGAAACTCCGCGACCAGGAAAAACCGGTGAGGGAGGCGTTTAAACGGTTGTTTCCTGATACTTCATGGGCGAATGCCACCGAGGAGCAGATTAAAACGGCCGTCCAAGAGGTTTACAAACCGAAGGGAGAGCAACAATGAACTGCGAGAGGTGTAAACAACTCATCCCTCAGGAAGAGGGGAAATACCCAACTTGGTATACCTACGATGTGTGGTCACAATTAGTCGTACACACATCAGAAAGACTTGAAGAGGATGATTGTGTGTTTGAAGATTTGGGTATCGAAGGATACCTAGACTACATCGTCCTTTGTAAAGAGTGTTTTATCAAGCTGGAAGGATCGATAAGGTTCTTCATGTCACCAGAAGGAGGTGCAGCGTCATGACCCAATTTCACGCGAAGTTAAAACTCACCTGGGTGAGACAGACGGAGAAGCATCATATCTACTCACTCAAATTCCCTAACCAAGCTCGGTCATCGATTATCTCGATACCTAAGATCGGCGATCATGGTTACGCCCTACCTACAACCCACCCACCGCGAGAGTTGGAGGTGGAGATTAGGGAGGTGGGAGAGTAAGTAAATAAACGGTAAGTAACGAGGTAGAGAAGAGTGAGTGCTTTGCCGCCTGTATTAGACCCTCTTGTAATTTCTACTTCGTTACTTACCTACTTACCTACTTACATATCTTACATCATCTATGTATTATATATTATTAGATTGTTAAAAAGTGATTTTACATAATATAAATATATAGATATAGTATAGAGATCAGGTCGATAAGTAAGTAAGTGTAGATATACATTAGGACCTATATAGGAGGCATTGCCATCACTGTTTATCACTTTACTTTGTTAACTTACATACCTTCCCACTGGCTCTTGCTTTAAGCAGCAAAATGTGATAAGATTGTTTTTACGGCATTATAAAGTAACACAAAAGGGAGGTTCGTAAGTGAAACCTATTAAAGATAACACATATCAGACGTATTGCAGTAGGTTAAGGCAGTATAGAAGGGCTGTAGAAGATGCCAAACTTGCTGGCGATACCGAAAAACTTGAAATGTGGCAGAAGGAGGTCATACGAATGGAAGCAAGGTTGATCTCTATTGGGAGGGAAGTACCTCCTAAAGATGAAGAGGTAAAAGACCCAACAACGGTAAATAAAGAAGCCGAGCTTAGAAAGCTCTCCTACCAGAAGGAATTTGAGATGTATCTCACCTCCTACCGCTGGGCGAAGAACAACGGGAACAAACAGATGATGGAGAACTTCAAAGGAGTGATAGAAAAGCTGGGGTATAAACTACCTCCAGGAGAAGAAGAACCAGCAGCTTGAAAGGGGAGTATGTTGGAAATAACTTTACTTGATCTCCAGCACGCTGTGCTCTCGGAATACGGCACGACGTATATCCACAACAACCATTTTGCTGACGACCCGTTTGTCGTAATGACGCCGAGGGGGTGGTTAGTCATCCAACAGTTTTACGCAGACGAACAACATGGAGGGATGTATGAGTGAAGAAGAACTGCAGGAAAAGATAATACAGACATGTGGAGTGATAGTTTTCGTAGCTCTATTGATCTTTTTTCAGTGGGTGTCACAATGATGGGATTGATCTTAACGTTAAGGTTTTCACACGAAAGGAGAACAAACATGACGGTGAAATGTTGTAGGGAGTGTAGTAACTTATCAGATTTATCGCCCTTCTGCGATAAGTTACTAATACCAATTAAAGGTGATATAAACCCAGACACCTTTTACTGTGCCGCTTTTGAGCCCCGGAGGAACTCCGCGAAGAAGGTCGGTGGGGGAGGAAGAAAACGTAGACATCATCCCTCCCCTCCAACGGAGGTTTGAGTGACGTGGTATCGGTTGGAAGATTACTTAGAATCTGCTGGAGTGGATGAGTTTGATAATTCTCTCGGCCCCTCAATATTGAGGGTGCGTATCCTTAAGTTTGAGGTGCTCAAAACCACCCCAAAAGGGGTTTGGTTGAAACGAGGAGCATTCCAGACTAAGAGGTTCGTATTATTACAAAG